CCTCGCGGAACCTGATTGCTTTTTGGCCGAATAAAAGATTCCTTGCGATTTTTTTTTAAAATTATTTTTCATTTTTTTAAAAATATTTTTTTCAAATTTTTTAAATTTTATTTTTTAAAATTTTATTTTTCAAAATTATTTTTTAAATTCATGCAGTCATTAAATAATTTTACAATTGGTTCTGCTTCTTTTAAAAATTTATTTTTAAGTTCTGTGTCGTTCTTAATAAATTTTTCTCCCCTGTTCGCCAGCCATTGAGCAGCACGAACGATTGGATCCATAAATGGCTTTGGCTGTCCTGGCGTGCTCACGCTGATGGACTCTGGCAGCAACCCTGCCCAAAGAAACTGCTGGCGAATGTTGCTGGGATCTGAATCTTTAAGCTTCAGCCTATGGGATGATACTCTGATATAGCCGTTTGCCGTGTGCTCCGTTATGCCTATCCCACGGCATATTGTACCTAAGTCTTGCCCGTCGGCCTTAGCCTTGGCTATTAGATCCCCAGCATCGGCCGCTAGCCCAAGAGTCTCCCCTACCAGTTCGAGAGCCTTGTCGCGTGTGGTGTTTAGTTTGGGTATTAGTTGTTTGAGCGTTTGCATTTGTTCCGTCCTTTCAAGATTGCGGCTATGTTATATTTAGGTGCTTCACGTCGCCGCTTTGCGTGAACCTCGTAAGCACGTTTGCGATATGACTCTCTGGCCTTTTCGCTTTTCTGTGATCGGCTTCTTACGCCAAGCCGATCGTACAATTCGTTTACCTGCTTTGAGATTGCCGCCCTTGTGAATGGCTTATTAGTCGCTGGGTTAATATGCTCCTTTGCCACGGCCGTCATTGATCTTGTCTCACGGTTTAAAACAATCGCCAGTACGGCCTGATCTCGCGTGTCTGTCATGTTCTGAACCGCTGGATGGTCAGGAGCTTTTGTTATTAGGTAATGAAAGGCATTAACGGTTAAGGCAACTGATGAGCTGGTTGCAGTCGCACCCATGTGAGCAAACGCCTCTAACACTAGATCCCTAAGGCTATCTATTTTCGTAGAAACATCTGGTGAGCCGCATGGGATCCTTTCTAATATTTTAGGGTCAATCATAGGGGTCTACCTTCAAGATGTTTTGTTGCTTCGACCTTCACCTTCAAGATCCCCCTTAAAGGGGGGATCTTGAATGTGGTACCGTCAACCGAACTTGAAGGTACCTTCAAGTTAATTTGAAGGTTAAAAAGGCTCATCGATTTTAACCTCCAAAACGTAAGTACCATTTGCTTGTTTTTTGATTGCTTTAGACTCAAGCGCTTTGCCTACAATTCGGTAGGCTGTTGACTTAGAATTGCCCTCACCTTGCTTCATTACCCACTCTTCAAGTGCGCCCCGGCTGCATGGGTAATCCTTATATTTAGAAAAATCTACAGTCTCAGCCTGTGGCCCTGGCTTCTTTTTAATTGCCTCGCCTGCTTGAATCCACGCCAGCCCAACATCGCTGTGTCCAAGGTTAACATGTGGCTGAACTGCATTTTGAGCTATAATGCCCGTAGAATTGAGATTAGACCGCTTTCCGCGCTTTGTTACCTCAAGCCTATAAATACGCTTTCCATCGGCATCGTCGCCACAAGGCGCAAGGGTTAATACGCTTCTGGCCCAATTAGTCAGCTCGCTTGAGCCAAATCCGCTATACGCCTTGTCTGCGCCTTGGTACCCGTTGCCTTCCCTAACTGGCTTCGGCGTATGGTGTATTAGCATCCACGCAAACCCGGCCGACATGGATAGCGGGTTAAGCATATTGCGCAGGAACGCACTTGCCGTCTCTTGGCTGGATAGGTCGCCACCGATGAACGCCAGCAAGGGATCAATCCAGACTAGGTCAGGCTTATGTTTTTCCACTAAACGACGCACACGATCCACGAACTTCTCACCGGTGGATGTGCAATCACGCACGATAGTCACGTTAGCCATGACTAACGCCTTCTGCTTTTCGGTAAGGTTCATCGCCTTAAAAACTCCTTGGATCGATTCGGCCACGTCGCCCTGGTCGTTCTCGGCCTGAATGATTAGCGACTTCAGACCGTTGCCGTGCGGATTGATCCCAAAGAACGACTCAGCGATTGCCCAAGTGATTGCGGCCTGCATACATAGCACGCTCTTACCAAGGCCACTGCTACCCACCCACAAGGCCGATCCGCCACGGCAGATCCAGCGTTTGCCTAATAGCTGGGTCGGATCTTCAGTTTCCTTAAAATTAAGCAAATCGTTCCACTTGTAAGGCTCAGGAATATCCCCGTAGATCGTGCGCTCATGCCATTCCATATAGGTCAGCGTCGGTGCGCCACACTCGACCAACTCCTGCTGTAAGCCTGTGGCCGTCCTCATCGCACCAGGCAACCTAGACAACCGGCCTGCGTCTTTGTTGGCAGGATCGGGCTTGCTGTGCTCTAGGTGCTTGTAGATAAAATCCACACGTTCAGCGAACTCCTTGGCGTTGGCTGCCCGAATCTCTACCCATGCATGCAGGCTACGTGCGCCGCTCTTTATGATGGACGACGTAGGCAACCCGCTGCGCTTAATGATCGCCCACTGTTCAGCCATCGTACTTTCATCGAACTCGATCAGGCAGTGCCGATACTTCACGATCGATTCCGCTTTCCGATTCTTTCCGTTGTTAGCGTTGATCGACACATACACGCCCACTGCATCTCCTTGCCACTCCTTCAATCCGTCGCCCTTAAACAGCTCTAGCCATTCCTCTCGGCTTCTCGTCTCGCCTGCACCATCCGGGCGCTCGCGGTCGCCGTCTTTAATGGATCTTGTGATATTTATGAAATCACCCACGTCGAAACAGGTAGTCAAAAACTTATCGACCGGCCCGCTTTCCACACTGATGGGCATAGGCGGTACTGGCAAATCCTCACGAACGATCGCACCATTCTGATACGCATACTTGGCCTTTGGTTTCCACGCCTCCCTGGCTGGCTTGCTAAATGCGGATCTAACCGCACTGACGGCCTCGTTCTGCGATAGCCCTACTTTAAACGCCCACTCCTCTGCGTTAGTCGTTGCGTCAAACTCCGTCAGCCCTTGGTCACGCCATTGGCACGCCAGCTTAAAGAGTTGCGTGTTGCGCTCGCCTTCAGCGGCTCCGTTGCGATGGATGGCTTCGATTGCGGGTGGGAGTGGTGCGATCATTTACTTTCCTTATTTTTCGCCTCAACGGCCTTCGCCTTAAATCCCTCTGCCTGCTTCAGCATTTCCGTGGCCATAAGAACGGCCAGATCCAGCCGAGTGCGTACTGCATCGTACTGCTTCTTCATCAAATTCTTCTTCGCACGTTCGAGAACGGCGAGATGCCAGGTTAAACGCTTTACGCTCACCACTGCCCCATTCCCCACCTGTGACGATTGGCGCGAGCCTCTTGCACGCAGTCGGCATACTGCTCGGGCGTGTAAGTACCGATGACGCGGGCGGAGAACATGACTAAAAGAACCTGCAGGCTCACAGCACCGCCTTTGGCAGCGGCCCCGCCAGTTTGTAGACGTACTTGTTGCGATCGTATTCGAGCGGATAGCCAAAAAAGTCACGCAGCAGATCGATGTCTCGCTGGATGGTCTTGTAGCTACATTCGAGCTTAACTCCTAACCTGGCACAGCTCGGCAGCGTTAGATCCCGGCGCAACATTCCAGCGATCACGCCCAATCTGCGGAACGTTGGCCTTGTATCCCCAAGGCCAGCAGCACGATTGCGTTTAGATGCGAGCCTAGCGGCTTTAGTGCTCACTTCATCACCTCCACCATCGCCACCTTTGGCAGCCTCATCGCGTTAAACTGCTTTTCGCTGGCAGCAAACACGTCCACCACGGGCAACTTCCCGCCGCTGGCTTTTTTGCTTTTAACTGCAGTGCCCGTATCCACGGCCACCCATTCCCGCTTTCCGCCCATCACGCGAATCTTGCTCCATAGCGGAATGATGTCTGGATCGACGGCGCAGTGACGACCAGCTCGCAATCTGGTGCCAGTGCTCGATTGGTAGCGGCTACTCCACTCGTCCTCTCCGGGCCAATAGCCAGTGATGCGAACTTTGATTTTCTTCACGTCGATCTTTTTGGCGTCTGGCCTTAAGTCAATCATCACGTTTGATGCCTGCGTCACTGGGAACCCAAAGAACGCCAAAAAAGTCAGCACTACGTTGCAAAGCGCTCTCATAGGCCAGCTCTTATTCGTTCGATTAAATTGTTCTCGCGTCCTTCAGCGGCCGCCAGGGCAGCCTTTGCCTCTGCCAGCTCGCGGGCCAACGAGCGCACGCGGTTTAGCAACTGCTCGTGGGTGGATTGTTCGGGTAGGATCTCAATCACAACGCACCTCCCGTGGGTCGTACTTTTTCAGCCAACGCCACACCTTGCAGATGGACGTGAATGCATCAAAAGCCTGGGCAACTTGTTCGGCAGTATAGCGAATGTCTTGCAACTGGCCGGTGACTGGATCGATCAGAATGTTTCGGCAGGCCATTCCGTCGTCCGTGAATGCGTACGCATAGGCACTGAGCTGCAAAAGATCAGTTTCATAGCCCGATGCTTTTGAGATGCCTTTTGCGTCCTTCTTAAATTTCCTTGTCTTAAAATCGATAACCTCCATCACACCGTGGATCTGCGCGATCAAATCTACCCTCCCTGCGTAGCCTTCCGCCTCATTGACTAGGACTGACTCGCTTGCGTGAACTTTAGTCACGCAACACTCCCGCCATTCCTTTAGGCCCGCATAGTGCTCCTCGTATCCTTTGACTAGGTCACCCGGCTCCTGCCGATTGATTATCATTTCAGCTAGGGAATGAATGTGAGTCCCGCGAAGCGCGGCCGCCTCTACTTCTTTCCTGCTGTCCAGCACTGCTCGCTTGGCAAAGTCGGCCAGAGATTCGCCCTCAATATGTGGCAGGGTTAGCGATGACGACATCGCCTGCTCTACTTGCCAATTTATCAGCCCAGTCTTTTGTGGGCCTGCTGCCGCCAAGATTGTGGTGACCGACGGAAACGCCCCCACCTTGCGGGCGGATCGCAGATCACCGTGGCACGACTCACCTGACGCCAGGTAATAGTGTGACGACTCCGTCTTTGCCGTGGCAATTAACGCAGCCATTACTGCCAGTCCTTCAGCAAGCGCATAGTCATAAGAGCCAGCACGACTGCTGTGGTTGGGAACACGATTTGAACTAGCAAAGTTAGGATTTCCATATTGGTATTCTTTCTGGCCAAGGCGGGATAGAACCACCTCGGCCAATTTGGTTAGAACGGTACGAGTGTTCCGTCGGCATCCAGCTCGACTACTGCTGGTTTAGGAGCGCCAGGACGATTGCACTTCCTGACAAAGTCTTTATCGACTTTTACTTTGTTTGCTCCGGCAGGCAGTACCGCCTGCACGTTTGCGTATGTAGAGCCATCACGCTCCACATGTGTGACGAGGATCTGGCACGGCTTACCGATCAGCGTTTCCAGATCCAGATTTTGCGGTGGCGCCTTTTTGGCATAGGTTTTCAAGTCTTTGAACAAAGCCGCTTTTTCATGCAGGCTTAGTCCATAGCGCCGGCCAATGGTGAACGGCCGCCCGTCCTCCATCTTCTCGGAGATCTGCCATACTAGGCGGATCTGATGCTTCTTACCGTACTGCGTTTCCACTTCGCCTAAGTCCTCAACGTCGCAGAAAACTGCGTCGTGATTTCCTTGCGGGGCAGGCGTGTAACTGCCCCCTCTTGATGCTACTATTGGCATACTAGGATTTCCCTTTCTTGTTTATTGTTTCTTTGTTTTTGTTTCTTGGATTTGCGATTACTCGTCATCGCAAAAGTCGTTGTTTTGGTGCGGTTGGTTTAAGTCTTGAAACTCACGATCGGCCAAGTGCCAAGCGATCTCATGCTTGCGGGCTAAGTCCTTGGCTTGCGCCAAGTCGCCACGATTGACTGCCTTCACAACCCGCTCGGCTGAGTTGCGGCAGGCCATCACTTCAATGTTTTCGATTAAGCGGAATTTCGTCAGGTCGGTCATAATCAGCCCCGACGATTGTTGCCGTAGTAATCAGCGAAACGCTGACTCTCATATTCAGAGTCAGCCCTCTCCCGCTCATAGACGTCGTGCTCGTAGTCCGGCTTTTCGTTGTTGATAGGTGTATCGTTAGTTGGTTCGCTCATTTTTTTTCTCCTTCATCGACAGGCGGAATGACTTGGCAGTCATCGCTACTGCTTCGGCCGTCAGGCACTTGGTTGTGAAACGCCAGATGCGCCAGCCCAGGTCGGCGGCTGCCCGGTACTTCTCGCAGTCTTTTACCATCCCCATCCCTCGCCCGTGACGGCCGCCGAATTGCAGGAACGCGCCGCCGTCCAGCTCGATCGCACAGCGGGCGGATTTGCAGGCAAAGTCGAAACGCCATTTGCGAGTCGGGTGGAACGTGTGCTCGGCCACCAGATCCGGCCCGCCAGCTACTTTCCACAACACTAGAAATTTGCTGGCTAATGCGCTCACAGGCTTGCCCCCTGTTTTTCGATTAGCCCCTTAATGATGTCCTCAATGCGTTCGAGCCGATTGCGTAGCTCCTTGTTTTTTGCCTGCAGATCAATCAGCGCCATCGTCATCGACAAAGCGCCGGAGCCGTAACTGGCGGCGGGTGCTGGCAATACGCCCTCTTGCTCTAGGTCGCGTACGCTCACAGCAACTCCTTGCGGATAAAATCTACGACCCAGAAAAAGATCACCGCGCCAATGGTCAGGC